TGCAACTGGAAGTGGAATTACTGTCAACGGCAATCTCTCGCCAGGGACAGGTGCAACTAATGTAACTATAGATGGAGTGACATCATCATGGACTGGCGTAACCAGCAAACCAACATTCACACAAACAACACCAGGAGCAGCGTTTCAGTTCACAGAAACGTATCAAGGCCCTGGTTTAAGCAATCAAACAATAATTCAAAGAACCACAGAAATAAAATCGGTCACAGACACTACAAGTATCTTTACGCAATAATTCTCAGTGCTATCTTACCTTCGCAAGCATTGGCAGAAACTGTTGGTGGTGTTTCTGCTACTGCGGCTCCTGTCGCCAATAGTTCTGGTAGTGTTACTAACCAAGCTATCCAAGTCCTCCAAGGTCCTTACATCACCAACACCTATGGTGGTGGAATCCAGTGTCAAGGACCCACTTTGAATATCACTCCATTTGTAACTGGTTCTGGTTCTATGCAGAAACCATATGAACCATACTATATGGATCCTGTCTATGACATGAGGGACTTAGATGAAGATGGATCTCTAGATAATCCTGGTAATATCTTATATCGTGTTCCCACCAGAACAGGGCAGAAGGATAATTATAATCTTTCATTAGGTGTCAGTGCTACTTGGTCTATCCCACAAGATAAGAAACTCCAAGACCAGTGTAAAGAAGCAGCAGCGACTCAAATTGAATTGCAGAAACAGTTGACTGCAAATAAAAGATTAGACTTTGAAATTGCCAGACTCAAGAATTGTGGCGAGTTGAAGAAGCAGGGTATCTATTTCCACCCCAAGTCTCCATATTATAAAGTGTGTGCGGATGTGATTGTTACTAACCCTGGCGGTGTCATTCCCCCACATAGACATTCTATCCCTTCGGCTTCAAGACCTTCTTCAGAGCCCGTATCGCCTCTGTCCTCTCGCGCTGAAGATCTCGGCGCTCCGTTACAGAGAGGACGGGAACAGACTTCCCCCTGATAGCAGCAATCTTTTTCATTACTTTCTTAACCGTTGGTTTGACTACTTTCAATAGTAGATCTGCCAGCGGTTTAGCCATAAGTGCTGATGCTGTAGCCACTACAGCAATACCACCAGTGGTTACAACAGATCCAGCACTAGGAAGACCAGCAATAATCTGTTGAGGTAAAGGAACAGGTTCTGTAATCTGAATACACTGGTTGCCAATCAGTTTGTATTCAGTAACTTTCTTTCTAAAACCCTCTACGAATGTACCAACAGGTTCTTTCGCTTCCTGTGCTGCAGTAGGACAATCTACCTTCGCAGTAGCAGGAGGAATTTTAGGTGTCGCTGGTAACTCGGGAGCTATGGGAGTTTTAGGTTGCCGTGTATCTGCCTCTGATGGTTTTGTAATGAGCATCTCCTCTGGAGAATACTCAATGGGATTAAATGATGGTACACTTCCATCACAATAAGTTCTAGCACCTCTTGGATCATCCTGGGCAAGTTGTGGATTACCATCAGGATGCGCTTCAACACATCCAGGAAGATCTACAATAGGTGTACCAATCTGTAATGTTACTGCTGGAGCAACAGGAAGTGATTGTGTAGGATACATCAAATAATCAGGGACTGAAGGTATATCCAGTTCCCTGATTTGTATCTCACGAATTTCAGGCATCAGTCATCGTCTCTGAACAGATTCAAAAATCCACTCCAAAAATGAAAGAAGAAAACATATAAAAAGAATTTTCCTTCAGCATCTCTGGACTTTCTTCTTCTAGCAACAGTCATAATAATCTCCAAATATTAGTACTATTTAAGGGGTATTGCTCCTCCAGTAAATCCAGGTTTTGAATCAATAACATTACCAGTTGCACTAGGCATATTTGGCATAGCACCTTGAATCATATCAGGAAGTGATTCGGTAATAGTCTTAGTGATCTCTTCTGTTGCTTTTGCTCTAACATCCTCAAGCATTGCATCCTTATTGAGATAGAGGTAAGTTCCTCCACCAACAACACCAAGAGATACAAGTCCTGATAGTAGTGCTACTACGTTTACTAGTTTCTGCATTACTTTTTCTTACCTCCATTCTTAGCTTTCTTCGCAGTCGCGTTGCCCTGGTTCTGCTTCTTGTTGTTTGCAGTGCCCTTCTTGCCCTTGTTCGCGGACTTGGACATCTTCTTCTAACTCCTTATATGAGAGGCGTAGAATATATATGACACAATATAGTGTAAATGCTAATCCACAACACAGAAGAATAATAACACTCCAAACAGGTTCTTGATTAGTCACAGTCTTTCATCGCAGTAGCAATTTCTCCACCAATTTTGGATCCTTGATCTTGTCCAAACATAGCAACCCATCCAGCAGCAAGCCATCCAACGTAAGGAATACTTAGGAATGAAGGAGCAACAGCAGCACCTAAACTAGCGCCCACCATTCTCCCTGCATTTTCGCCACCACCTTCCGCCTTGATACACTCTATCTTTTTGGCAGTCAACTTTCCCACTTCACCCCCTTGGAGATGTTGGGCTCCATCCATAGTGTATTGTTCTTGCTGAAGAATTTGGGTATTACCACCAATACCAAAGAAACCATTCTTCTTAAGGATAACTTTATCCTTACCCATTACAGTAGGAGCATTAGATCGATATTGGATTCGATAACCATCTTTACCTGCTTCTACCTGATAAGCAGTATAATCACCAACGGGTAAGTTAATGATTGGAAGTTGACTTCTGTTTAATAAATGTCCAAGAACTCCAATGTGTGCAACACCAAAAAGAGTCCCTACTCCAAGTGCTGCCCACTTGAAAAGAGACCCTTTAGGTTTAACTGGTTTTTCTTTTACTACAGTTTGTTTTACTGGTTCTGGATAATAATCTCCAGGTTGCTCTTTTGTAGAATCAACTTTTGCTTTCCATAATTCCATTGTAATAATAGCGATGGATTACTGTGGTCTGTCTTTTGGTTCTACTGCTGATACAACTTCAGGCTCCTTCTTTGTTTCTTTTTTGGGAGAACCATTACCATTTCCATTACCACCAGATTTAGCAGGGCTAAGTCCAAAGGCAGCTAACGATCCAGAAAAGACCGATGCGATAAACGTAGGATCAAAATCTAAAATCTTTTGACCGTTTGGTAGTCTAACGTAGCTAAAGGTAAGAAGAGAAGCAGACCAGATAAGTACAACTACTTTCACCAAATTACCAAGGACTTCACTTCTATCTTCATGATGGTCTTTCTCTTCTACAACTGCTGGTTTTGTATCAGACATTTGTAGAGAGTAAGGCAAATGTATTTATTCAAAAATTGGTTTCAAAGGAGGAGCAAACTCATCACGATGAGCTTTCATCACGTCTTTAGGAACACCATAGTATCCCATGTTCATCCATACACAATCAATATAACGAAGGTCTTCACGATCTGCATCAAAGGTGTACATGTCACAGTAGTAAAGAATATCCTGAGGAACCTCAATCTTTTTCCAGGTCAGAGGTTCTTCAATAAAGAATGGTACGGTCATTTAATAAATCCCTCTTCACGAAGCCATTTCTCAGTTAGTGGAGTTGGTTTATAGTCAGTCCACATAGTTCCACGAGCACAAGACTCAAGTGCTTCCATCGTAACTTTTTCAGTTCTACCTGCCCATCCTGCCTCTGCTTCCCAGGGTACAGCAGATGCTGGATAAGTCCTTTCTGCCATCTCACGATAGATCATAGGAATATCTTCTTCTGGTCTGATGATGGCAATCAAACTATTCTTGATTGTACCTGCCATGCAATCTTGGGCAGCGTGCCAACCTTCATGACGCATCACCGTCATTAAGACACTAGGGCGACGCATATAAGTCTTATTCAGGAAGAAGTTATTACTTACAGTATGATAAACACCACGGTGCCCAACAGGAAAATATTTTTCATCTGCTAGAAACACCTTAACTCCGACTTCATCAAGGGCAACGAGCATTCTGTCGAACTCGTCAGCAACAAGATCATAATCACTATTGGGATGAGCGTTAGCAATAGTAGCGATACTTTTGACTCTGTATACATCTTGAGTACATTCTCTTACGATCATGCAACCCAACGCATCCATTGTATAGAATCCTTTAGTAATTTTTCCCTCAGCAAAAACTGGAGAACTGAATGAAGCTGCCGCAAATAAAGCGGTAATAATTCTTTTCATGTGTAGTATGCCTGATAATACTTAACAATGCCATCAGTCCTTGCATTACCTTGTGATACCCAATCATGAGCACACTCAGTAATAGACTCCATACTATATAATGGTTCTCCATTACTATCAAGTTGAGAACCAAATCTGGCAAGAAGAATTGTGTAAACTTTTTGCCTCAACTCCATTCGATCGTCACTGTAGCGCCAATCTTCGTCGGTCATTTCCAAACAAGCTTCTTAGTATAGTTATAAGCGTATTTTTCACGATATCCTTTGATACCCCACCCTAACCAATAATAAGCACCAACCATATATTGATGAACTGGTTGTCCACGTCCTTCAAACTCTGGGAGAACTTTTTGGAAATGAACCTCATTAATCATGTAACGAGTTTGTCCTTCAATGCTGCTGGGATTGCATTCATACTTCCTACAGAACTTACCAAGACCATTATATCGTGCAGTAGTAGTCCATTGAATAAGACCATAACCACCTCGACGACATTGATGATAAGGAACTCTGGCACCACCTTCACAGATGTTTGGATGGAAGTT